AGTCTTCTCGACCACCACACTGAATTTCTGGCGCAGCGTCCAGGCATCAGCCTTGGCCAGGTCCATCGCCGTGTGAATCCCCATCGCCTCAAGGTGGGCAGTCATACGTCGGCCTACGCCCCACACCTCTTTCACCTGGGTGTTGCGCAGCACCCAATCGCGCTTGAAAGGATCCGTAATGTCGACCACACCGCCAGTCTGTGCCTGAAGGCGCTTGGCCGTATGATTGGCCAACTTGGCGAGCGTCTTAGTGCCAGCTATACCGACACCCACGGGAATGCCGGTGCATTGGAAGATCTTGGACCGCACTTTCCTCCCGAACTGGGTCAGGTTTTCCTGAATGCCGGACAAGTCAGCGAAACATTCGTCGATGCTGTAAATCTCGGCGGCCGGCACCATCGACTCGATCAGGGTCATGACGCGCTCACTCATGTCGCCGTACAGCGCATAATTGCTGCTAAAGGCCATGATGCCATGTCGTCGCAGCTTGTCCTTCGCCTGGAAATAGGGCTCGCCCATCTTCACGTATGGCTTCGCGTCGTATGACCTGGCGATTACGCAGCCGTCGTTGTTGCTAAGCACAACAATCGGAGTTTTGGCCAGGTCGGGCCGGAACACTCGCTCACAGCTCGCATAGAACGAGTTGCAGTCAATCAGCGCAAACACCTGGTCACTGCGCATGGTCACGAACGCTGTACCGCACAACGCCCCAGATCACCAGCTCATCACCCTCCATGATGTATCGAGGCGGATACGCCGTGTTTTCAGACTTCAGGATGACCACGCCGTCGCGACGGTGCAAACGCTTGCATACTGGCTCACTGTTGATCGCGGCAATGACCACATCACCGTGCTCGGCCTCGCGGCCGCGATCTACGATTACGAGGTCACCCGAGTAGATCCCCGCCCCTTGCATGCTATCGCCCTCCACTTTAACCAGATACACATGGGGCGCGCGAAGGTCGAATAGCTCATCCAGGGAAATATGGCCTTCCAGATGGTCTGCCGCAGGCGAAGGAAAACCGGCCGGGACATGGAACGAGTACAGCGGTAGCGGTTCGGTGCCGCCGGTTGGCGTACCCAAGAATGTGATGGTCATGACGGAAGGTCCAATGCAAACTGTATGCATATACAGTAAATCTGGCATCGCGTGTCCGGTCAATCCTGGGCAGTGATTTTTCTGACAAGCGAGAGATGAGATATGTGCGGACGGTACTCGATCTACGAGTCGATGGATCACTACCTGCGTCAGCTATCGCTGGACCTGGTGGTGATAAATGGCTACGACCATGAGCCGGTCAACCGATACAACGTAGCGCCGTCCACTCGTGTGGAAATCGTTCGCCAGATTGGTAATGGGCTGAGCGTGGATCGTGTCAAGTGGGGATGGTCGCCTTTCTGGGCGAAGGGAAAACGTCCGGACCCGATCAATGCGCGAGCCGAAACAGTGTTGACGGGAAAGTTTTTCAAGGCCTTGTGGCCGACTGGCAGAGCTCTGGCTCCTGCCAATGGCTGGTTTGAATGGATACCTGATCCAGCAGACTCAAAGAAAAAACAGCCCTACTACATCACGAGCGCTGATGGGGGCCCGCTATTTTTTGCAGCGTTAGCCGAAGTGCATCAAGGCTTAGAACCGGATGAGCGTGATGGTTTTGTGATCATCACAGCGGCCGCGGATCAAGGCCTTGTCGACATCCACGACAGGAAGCCGTTAGTGCTCTCGCCTGAAGCTGCCAGGGAATGGCTGGATCCAACAACATCAGGTGATCGCTTAGAGGCGATAGTGGAGGCTGGATGCCGACCGGCACAGGATTTCCGGTGGTTCCCTGTGGGCAAAGCGGTGGGAAATGTTCGAAACCAAGGCCCCGCACTGATTGAGCCTGTCAGTGAACAGGACCGGCAGGGCGACCTAGAGCTCTGAGCTGGTAGTCGTTCACCGCCTGGAACTGCGACTCGGCGATTTGACGCAGGCGCTCGACATCGTCGGCAGGTTGACCAGCCGCTTGAGCGTCATGGTACCGCTTCATCGCCGCCACGGCTTCAGCGTACATAGGGTCATCAGGGAGCAGAGGTGCTGGTTTGTGGTTCACTGTCATCCTCATTGGATGGTAGAGGGTGGGTGGCCAGCTACGATCAGCTGGTAATCAATCACCGCGTTGTAAAGCGAGTCAGCAAGCAGGCGCAGGCGCTCAACTTCATCGAATGGCGCGCCGCCTTCTTCTGCGTCCCGGTGGGTCCGGATGGCCTCAAGAGCATCACGAAGCAGGGGCTCGCCCGCAAGGGCCATGCCTTCCAACGTTCTTTTCATTGACTGTTCCAACTACGGGACAAGGGCATTATAGGACGCCTCGCAGAGCTGACCCGCTATCCGGGCTTGATCATAAGCTTTCGCCAGCTCTCCCGCTCTCGCATCAGCCCGTGCGAACAGGTCGGAGAGCACCATGGCGGCGCGGGTGGCTGCCTGGCCTCGGGCGACAGCGGCGGTATCCGTGCCGGGGCAACTGACGGCGGCGGCGAAACTGGCGGCCTCCCCGCGCACCCGCTGACCAGCAGGATCAGCGCCAGCGGCGCCAGTATCAGCAATCGTTCTCTCTTCATGGGCGTGGGCTCTCGCCTCCTCCTGCGCCTGGGCGCGTCGTTGTTCTTCTTGGCGGGCGCCGCGCTCACCGATCACCTCGGCCAGGCGGTCGCCACTGTCACGTTCGGCTGATGCCTGGGCGGCTTCGGCGCGTTGCACTGCCCTGCCGTGCTGGTACACGCCCCAATAGGACGCAAGCAGCACCAGGAGGATCAAAGACCTGATTGCCCACGACTTCATGCCAAGGCCCTCCGTACACCCTCGTCGATCACCTGGTCCTTGTAGGGGTTGCCGCCGTTCTCGTGCACGATGATGCCGACCACCATGCCGCGTAGCGTGGCCGGGTCCTTGATGTTGATCGGATCAGTAGTGCGCACGCCGATGCGCTTGGCCACGGCCGAGGCGTAGGCCTGGGTGTCGTTCTCGTTGCTCGGCGCCCAGCGGTTGATGGTTTCGAGCACGGTGTCGATGCCCTTCCCGCCGACACCGGGCATGCCATCTTTGCCCCGGTAGTTGATCAGCAGTTTGCCCAGGGCGCGGATGCCGTTCTCTGGCTCATCGAATCGGGCGAAGCGCGGCTTGCCCACGCCCTCCTCCAGGCCGAGCTGCCCCTTCCAGTCGTTGCGGGGGTTGAAGTCGATATTCCCGGGGTTGTTGTTGCGCACGCCGCGAGCGGTGGATTGGGTCATGGGTTTCCTCCAAGCAAAAAGAAGCCCGCACGAGGCGGGCTGTGGGGTGGCAGAAGACCGGTCAAGCTTCCGGCGTCTCGGGCGCGGGCTCAGGGTCGGCCGGATCAGCTACGGTGATATCCACCTTCGCGGTGTACTCCTTCAGCACCTGGGCGACGTAGACCTGCGCCTTCGGAAATTGCTCCAAAATCCCAACCGCTCGGTCTTCTGCCTCCTTCATGGTGATGTAACGAGTGTTGTTGGACGCGTCGTAGGCGTTGCTCATGTTGACTGTGATAAATGGCATTTTCGTTCCTCTCTGCATTTCATGATTTGTAAATTTTACAACCCGGTCACATCTACAACCATGAGCCCGGCATTAGAACTCAAGTAATAACCTACTGGCGGACCCAGCGGGCCAGATATTTGGCCCACGTATCTGTAAGCGGCTCCGTTCAAGGTAGCCCCATCTAACCAGAACCCGTAGTCATACCAATCAATACCTGTAACCCAGACGTTACCGGGAGGCCGTTCATATGTGAACGTCCTGAAGCTATTGCAATAAGTGAGACAAATGAACGCATACTTTCGACCTGCAGGATAATAAACAGGTGACCAGCCCGTAGCTGGAGGCTCCGGATTAAGCGACCTATTGATGAAGTCAACGATTTTCAGATATTTGAAGTTGCTATCAAAAACCAGAACACCTTGAGCATTCCATGTTTGGAATATTCCACCAGAGTTCGGAATCTGCGAGGGGATATTGAATATCCAGTATTCCACCTGAACGTTGTAGGTGGAGCAATGCACGCGCCAATGGTATACCCCATTGCTGACCTGCATCCGCCCCACGACCATGGGCACAGTCTGCACTGGCCGGATGGCTATCACCGGCATGCTAGCCGTGGATGGGGGCTGGTAGTAAATATCTATAGCCCCGCAGACGTTCTCCGCCCGGCCATCTACCCTGCCAAGCGTCCCGGCACCTGAGAGGGCGAGCCCGAAATTCGAGTAGTCGTCATCGATCAGAACGGTATTCGCCGCATTCCGTATATCAAGATATGTGGCCATCAATAAACTCCGTACACCATCATCATCGGGTAGAAAACAAACTCACCCGACTGGGGGCGTGCTGACCAACTTATCGATTTCGGAGAGCCGTAGTTGATTGCGATATCAGGATATTTTGCCGCCGTGTAAACATCCTGATTATCATAGATAGGCACCATCGCGTACCAAGGATCGCCAGTAACAAAGCCTGGATGAGTCACAGCCCCTGCCTCAATCCCGACTTGAACTTGCCCCAGTACTCTGAGCAATCTGTTATCAGAGCTAAAATTGAGACTACCGTCAGCGTTATACAGCTGGAAGTACGCCATTAGAAAACCCCTATCTTCACGCGAAGCACGTTATCTACAACCAAGTGGAGGCCGCGACTGTCTTGCATCATATAGGTGTTCGACCTTGTCTGATTTCTGAGAACTATTGCTCCAACGTTAAAGTCATGGAACATAACCGGCTGGCCGTCCCAAGTGGTAACTTGGGCTGAACGGAGGCCGCCACCAACCATCGCGTTCTGAACTGCCAAGTTGGAAATTAATGCATCGTTTATGAACACCTGGCCGTTTTGGATCGCAAACGGACTGACAAACCCATTCCCTGCCGCATTGAGCACGGCGAACTTGTCGGCCATCACAGCGAATGTCGATTGCAGCACACCGCCGCTGTTCTCTACGCCCAGGCCGAAGCCTGCTGCGACGTACTGCCCGCCGGCAGTGACCTGGAGTTTCACCGAGTACGAGGCGTTGACCTTGCCGTTAAGCGTGGTCTGGGCCTGCGACACCTGCTGAATCGAGGCGGCGTTGTTTCCGACCGACGTCTGCAGGCCGCTGAGCTGCTGCGCCTGGGCGCTCAAGTCATTGCCCTGCTGGGTGACGGCTGAGGTCAACGACTCAACCGCCCGGCTCGAGGCGGAAGGCGCGAGACGCCCGACTGCAACCCAGTCCACGTCGAATACGCCGCCATTGCTATTACCCAAATCAAGGCGCAGCCGGGTAATGGTGTTATCGACCCAGTCCGTGCCACCGGCAACCAGGTTGGCCATGTCCCACTCAACCACCGCCGACTGCCCCACAGCCAGGTTCGGGTTGGCTGCAATCGCTCGATAGCTACCCGAGAATCCGTGCCCTGCTGTCTGGTAGAAGAGCTGGCCATCCCAGTCCGAAAGCGCACCTGCGCGGCGTGTGATCCGCGCCCGCACGCGACTGTAGAGACTGCCGGTGATGGAAAGGGTTGCCGCCGTACCGCTCTGGAGTTGCGGATCGGATCCGGTTGAGGTGATCTTGATGAAGCCAGCCCCTTGCGAGAGCGTTGCCCCCGCAGCCACCCAGCCTTCAGCGGTGCTGTCGAACTGCCAAAGGCTATTTGGCGCCGGGTCCAGACCAGAGGCTCCCAGCACACCCTGGATCGCACCGACGTTGTTGTTGAGCTCGGTGATGCTGCTCGACTGGCTGGTGTTCACGCCCTCTGCCGCAGTTAAACGGTTGGTGAGCGCATCAACTGCCGAGGCGGATGCCTTGGTGGCCAGGCCGTTTGTTGTGCTGTTGACCGCGTTCTCCAATGTGGTGGTTCGGCTCGCCACACTGCTCAGCGTCGCCCCTTGCTGGCTCACCGTCGAGGCCAAACCGTCCACCGCGGCGGATGTTGCGGAATTGTTCGCCGCATTCAGCTGGCCGTTGTCCCTCCAGCCAGTTGCGCGAGCCCCGTACTCTGCCTGGGGCCTGGCAAACTCAACCGTGCCGTTGGTGGCAGTCGAAGTCATGGCGTAGACGCGGAAGTAGACGTACGCTTCGGCAGCTCCGGAAGGGGCCACAGCAGAGAACGTCACGCGTGCGCCAGCGATCGTAAGCGGGATCATCGCGGAGTTTGGGGCGCTGATCACCGCGCCAGCGGCGTTGACCCATTGGATGAAAATGCGCATCCCGATGTCGCTGTCATTCTTCCGGGCGTAGACCGAGGCTGTCACGGCCTGGCCGCTGCTCACCTTGATCCGCTTGGTAGCCGACGGTCGAAGTGATTTGTACTGCGCACTGTTGGTCAGGCCTGGCGCAACCATCCTCTGCGCTTTCTCGCCGGTGTTCAGCCAAGACGTGACCAAGGTGTCGGTAGTCGCCACTGGCCCCTCGGTTTCCCAACCTTCGGGCACTCCGTTCGAAGTGGAGGCCTTCGTGAACCCCGGGTTGTAGAAGAGATTTTCCCCGCCAATGTCCCCAATGCTGTTATCCAGATTGGTGAGCTGACTCGACGCCGAGGAAAGCCCAGCTTCCGTCGTGGCCACGCGCCCGGTTAGAGCGGTAGTTGCTGAAGCATTGGCGGCTGCCGCCGCAGCGTTCGTCTTGCCGTTGTCCCTCCATCCAGTGGCGATGCTCCCGAGTTCCAGCTGCGCTTTGTCCAGGTCGACGAATCCACCGGTAAGGCTTGAGCCAGGCGATGAGCGAAGCCTGAACAGCACGTCCATCTTGACGGCATTCGCCGGCGCTGGATTCGACGTCAAGGACAGGCGCTGGTAGGTCGGGGTAAGTGCAGCGTTTGCCGGGCCATCCGTGCTCAGTGTGGTACCGGCTGCATCCTTGTACTGCAGGTAGATCTGCGCGGTCAGTCCGGTATTTCCGCGAACGTAGACCGAGGCTGTGTTGATTACCCCCTCGTAAACCGGTGGCCGTACATCCGGGTTAGCAGCTGACGGCACAAAGTCTATGTAGGTCGAACCAGAGCCTGCGGTAAACCCCGTGATGTCCAGCCGCTGGCACTTGCCCTTCGCACCCAGATCGGCGTCTCGTAGCGTCGGCGTCACCACCACAGTTGCCGTTTTACGCCAGCCCCAGCCGTCTGCCAGGCCGGGGTTGCTGGCCGAAGCAGTGTCGAACGACGGGTTGAACAACAGGTTTTCCCCGCCGACTTGAGTCAGCGAGGTGTTGATGTTGGTGATCGCCTGTCCATTGGCCGTAATCGCCGCGCCCTGCTGATTCACGGCGTTGGTCAGGGACTGAACCGTGGAAGCATCGGCCTTGGTCGCCACCTGGGTCAGCGCGCTGGCGGCCGCAGAGGCCGCATCGGTGGCCACCTTGTCCGTCACAGCCACCCACGCCGATCCGTTCCAACGCTTTGGCGTGTTGGCGTTGCCCGTGGTATCGATCCAGAGATTTTGCGCGAGGCGATCGGCGGTAGCCGGCGCAGCCGACTGAACAATGACCTTACCCTTGCCGCCCGCCAGCGTTGCCGCGTCCTGGGCGGCCTGCTGGGCTGACGCGACATTTCCGTTGGTGGTAGTCAGGCTGTTCTGCACGCCTGTGAGAGCCTGGCCCTGGCTCGAAAGCCCCTGCTCGTTCTGCGTGACACGGCTCGACAGGCTGTCGACCACTGACGAATCAGCCTTTCCGGCGATGCTGGTTCGCAGACCGTCGAGCTGCTGGGCCTGCGCGTCCATTTCGCCGTTCAGCTCAGTGACACTCGTCTCCACCGTGCCGACGCGCGCGGCCAGCCCGTTTGCCGTCTGCACCGCCTGGCCAATGTCGGTCCAGTAGGTGGCGTTCGGCGGCGGGTTGCCAGCGGGAACGTTGCTTTTGGCCTGGTACAGCTTACCGTCGTCGCCCAGCACGCCCTGGCCAGCGGTGTAGGCCTGGTCAGGCTTGTACGGCATCGAGTCGGCCAGGTCGGCGATCGTGTCGATCTGCTGCTGAAGCTCGTTCTGCACCTCGTTGACGTGGTTGCTCACGTCGCTGATCTGCTCGTCCAGATCGCTGCGGACTTCGCCCAGGCGCTCATTGACCGAGCCTGGCCCGTCCTTGTCGATCAGGTCGATTCGGTCGGTCAGCTCCTTGCCCAGCTCGCTCTCGGTGATCTGGTCCTTGATCTGCTCCAGAATCGGCGCTGCGTCCGCGCTGGCCATCCCGGAGACCACGGTCGGCGCCACCGGGAAGAAAGGCCCGAGGTTGCCGGTGCGGTCCACAAGGCGAGCCCAGAAGAAGAACCGCTGCCCCGCGCGTAGGCCCTGCATGACGTATTCCTGCTGCGGGTACGCCAGATCGGCCAGCTTGGTGGCCACCTCGAGGTCGGTGCCCTCGCTGTACCACAGCTCGGTGCGCTGCGTGTCTTCGGCGCCAGCCGGGAAACCCCAGGAGATCTTAATGCCGAACAGCAGGCTTTCGGTGTTGAGGAATGTCACCGCCGGCGGCAGGCCTTCCTTGCCGTTCAGCTGGGTAAGGGTCGAGCTCTTCCAGATCGAAGTGATGTCAAAAGCACTGACCGCACGCACGCGGGCCAGGTAGGCGCCAGCGTAGATGCCGACCACGTCGACAGAGGCCGCCCCGGTGCGCTGCAGGCGTACCCAGTTGCCGTTGTCCTTACGCCATTCCACGTCGTAGGCGACAGCACCCTCCACGGCCGGCCAGGCAATGGTCATGGTGCTGACTGCGATGCCTTGGTCGATCATGTGCGCCGACGACAGCGTGACGCTGGCCGGCGGCTGCACGGTCGTCACCGGGATGACGCTGATCGGGCGCTCGTCCAGCTTGGCGCCCGTGTCGATTGCTGCGAACTTGCTCGGGTTGAACTCCAGGGCGGTGATCTCGTACTCACCTTCCTGGGTGCGCACAGTTTTCAGCACGCGGAACAGCTGGACCGCCAGGTCGTCGTAGTCGATCGCCCACTGCAGCTCAGGTTCTGGCTGCACGCTGTACGCGGTAGTCACGGTTACTGCGCGGCCGGCGACAGACTGCACGGTGCGCGCCTGGGCGGTCCCGTTCGGCAGATTCAGGATCAGGCGGTCCCCGGCCTTGATCGGTGTGTCACGGTCCAGCGTCACGACGCGTCCGGCTGCCGACGTGATCCGGCCACCGTTCGGACGGCCCGCCACCAGCTCATCAGCCACCGGGATCACGTAGCCCGGCAGCGGAATACGGCCTTCCATACCGGTCCTGAAGGTGACGGTACGGTCCTGGTTGTTGCTCAGCAGCGCCCACTTGCCGCGGCGCTGAGCCTCGGAAGCACGGGTGCAACCGATGGCAGAAATCTCCACCGGGCGGTCCCGGTAACGGCGCTGGAGCGTGTTGTCTGTCACCGGAATGACGTCGGTGTCGTAGTTGTTGGCCGGGTTGTCGTAGCTGACCAGGGCCCGGCTGTAGTGCGTGTTGCGCTCCGCGCCGCCATAGACGAAGTCACCGTCGATGACGTTGGCCCGGGTGAACACGTAGTCGATGTCCTGCGCACGCGGCATATCCGCCTGCATGAACAGCGAGCCGTGTGCCCAATACACCATGCCCCGGTAGATGGCTGCCAAGTCACGCAGCAGCGACCAGGCCTCGGCCCGACCCTGCAGGTTCATGTCGCACAGGTAACGCGGCTCCTGCCCGCCGACACCGTCCGGCACCAGCTGGTCGCAGTACTGCGCGATGCGGTACATCTCCCACTTGTCGACCATCCACGACTTGATGCGCTTGCCCAGACCGAAACGATCCTCGACGCACAGGCCGTAGGTCACGAACGCCGGGTTGTTGGTCCAAGCCTGCTTGAAAGTGCCATCCCACACGCCGCTGTACGTGCGGGCCACCGGATCGTAGTTGCTGGGCACTGGCCAGCGCTTGGCCTTGCACTTCACGGTGACGGCCGGAATGTTCTGGAACTGCTGAGCGTCGAACTCGATGTACAGCAACGCAGTGTTCGGGTAGCGCAATTTCTCGTCGATGATCTCGGTGTAACCAGCGATGGTCATCGTATCCGCGACGGTGCCACTGTTGGCGTTTGGGGTGATTCGCCGCACACGCAGCATCCAGCCAGAGGTCGCCGGCGGCAGGTTGACGCGCACCGAGCGCTGGTAGCCGTTGGTAGTCTTGCCGTCGACAGCACCGAGGTGAGCCTCCACATACGCTCCGCCATCAGTGGCGATATCGATGGCGTACTCGATGCGGTAGCCGTTGGTATTGCCGCTGCTGTCCTGCTGCGCCAGGCGCGCCCAGGACATGCGAACGCGCACGGCCGACAGCTGGGTGTTGCTGAGCGCCCGGCTGAACGGGTTATCGCTGCGCAGCTCGACGTTGACCGTGGTCTCGTTCTCGATCGCAGGAATGCCCTGGATGTAATCCTGCTCCACAGAACCTGGGCGCCACTCCCACTTCACACCAGGGAAGTTCACGTTGCCGCCAGCATCCATGATCGGCGTGTTGTCGAGGTAGATGTCGCGGTCTGTCGGCGTGCCGTCAAACTCCCCCTCGCCTACGGCCAGCAGAATGCTAGCGATGTTGGTCGACTGCAGGCTGTCCGGTGCTTCAACAGGCGTCTTCGGCTTGCTACTGCCGCCTTTCGCGCCAGCGATTTCGAGGTGCTCTGCTACGCCCATACTTTTCTCCAGGCAAAAAGAAACCGCCCGGAGGCGGCTTGTTAGTTGTGATGACGCTACGTCTTGTCTTCTGCGCGAATGGAGGCGGAGATAACAGCACCGCCCCAGCGGCGCTCGCCGATGCAGATAGGGACGGGGTTGCCGCTGGCTGTGGTGTTCTTCGCGCTGCCGAAGGCGTAGGACGGCAAATTCTCGGGAGCCGCACTTTGCGACAACCCGGCAGCTTGAGGACTGAGCATCTGAATTACGCCGCCTGCTACGTTCGCGATACCCGCGCCGAGCAACGCCGTGCCCAAGCCCCCCGTAGCGAAAGTTGACGCGACGATCAAAACAGCCCCAAGCACCACCTGCAACAAGCCTCCGCGCTTGCTTCCTTCAAGGACTGGAACAATCCGGACTTCGCGAGTGCCAGCGCGCATCAAGTCGTCCTGACCTACATTTTTACCATTTCGGAAGATGGCGAAGCGCATGCCAAGGCCGGCGAGATTTCTCACCTCCTCGCTGAACCCCTCAACAGTGGCGTTCAGGGCCTTGAATACCTCTAAGGTTGCACCGCTGTCGATTTGACGTCTGTGGATACGCCCAAACTTCTTAGCGAGTGAGCCTGATAGCTTGATGACGGTCAGTGGTTGGTAGTGTGCGGCTGTCAAACTCATCACGAATCCCCATGAACGAAAAACCGCCCGAAGGCGGCTTTGTCAGTTGTATTCCAGATAGGGCCCTATGTAGGCCCCACTCATATCAACGCTGATTCGGTAAAGGCTTTCCTTGCCTTCTCTTACATTCCCGGCGATCGACCTCACCGCCATGCCGGCACATATCCCAGAATCAGTTAATCCAATACCGACATCGGGTTGCCCGACAGGCAAGAAGAAGCTTGCGCGCTGGCCGGGACCGACCTTTGCAGACTTCTTGCCATTGATGTAGACAACCACGTCGCAGCCTGATCCCCTCACACCGGAGTCGCGCACTACGGTTAGCTTTCCGGAAGGCTCTTGAGGCTTAGATTGGTGAGCGAACAATTCATCGACTGGCACAGGCGTCGCCTGACTCAAAGGCGTGACAGATGTAGCGCAACCCGCCAAACCCGCCAACAAGGCCAGCCCAAGCGCACCGAACAGAATTCGCATGGCATCCCTCCCTGAAAAGCGAGACTGTACCAGCCGGCCTGGCCAAGCATCCAGCGTGGATGAAATGCCAGTACCGCGCCATCATTTCGCCATAGTAGCTTTGCACCTCCAACGAACCGCCCCGGTCCGTTGCCGGAAAGCCCATGGACTGGGGCACTATTGCCTAGGAGGCAGAATGAACGACCTGGTTACTATCGAAGAACGCCTTGCCAGTGTGGAGGAGGCGCTGCGCACGTCCATCCTCTTCAACATGAATGCAGCTGGAGTTCTTGGGCGACGGCTTGCATTTGGCAATGATGCCATCGCAAATGCGATTGCTCAGGACCTGAAGGCTCTCAAGAATGTTCAGATCGAAGGCGCCAACAAGCAGCTGCACGATCAGTACGTCGACTCACTCGTCACGGCCATCACCGGACGAGCTTAAACCCTGCAGCGTAATACTGCCCGCTTACCGGGTGCTGCTTTAGCAGCACCTTCCAGCTATCCACCAGATTCACCTTCGCAGAATCATTTTGCATCTTCATGCACAGCTCCTGCGGCCTGGCCGCTTACTTCGCGTCCCGATGACGCAACACAAGGCGTGTCCGGTCGAGCCAGGGCCCACCGAACACGACGATTTCTGATGGCCGCCCGAGCAGGTGGTGCAGCATGAACGGACCAGGTCCGAAGACCTCCGCCTGTTCCTCCGGCAGCCGAGCGTCATCGCCCAGGTAGATGCCAGCGTGGTTCGGGTGGGCCGTTCGCCCCACAACCATAACGATCATGTCACCGCGTTGCGGCTGGCTGACCTGGTAGAAGCCGGCGGCCTCATAGGCTTGCTCGTAGAGACTCGGGCCGTCCGCCTGCTCCCACCATCCTTCCTCCCGGTTATAGGCTGGGAAGTCGAGGCCCCATTCCCGCTGGTACCAGTCCGCGCAGACCTGCCAGCAGTCCCAAGCGCCGTGCACAAACGGCCGCCCGAGGAGCGGAACGTGACCCGTTGGCGTGACGGTGCGCAGGTCACCCTCCGGCCACGACAGGATGTACCAAGGCAGCCCCGTGGCCTCGCACATGGCCTGGTCACGTGGTGACGGCCTGCTGGTGGCATCTGGATGCGAGTGCACGATGCCGATCACCTCACCCTGATCCTCAGCTGCAGCGTACTGCTCGGGCGAGATGCGGAACTCTTCAGTGGCCTCAGTAGCGATGTTCTCGCACGGCACGTACCGTTGCGAGCGGCCCACGGCCACGATCAGCCCGCAGCACTCCCGCGGGTATTCCGCCGCAGCGTGCGCTTGCACGGCGGCCAAGATGTGTTTGCGCATGGTCAGCTCCGTGCGATGAGGGAAACAGCCGGGAAGCCGCCAAAGGGCAACTGGTTGCCCTGGCCGTAGCGAACGGTACAGCCTGAGTCGAGACAGCCGTTGCATTGGTCCTTGGCCGGGTCATCCGTGGGGTTGCCATCCAGGTCGTAGTAAGGGCCGGTATATCCGCAGTTCGGACCACGGTAGCCAGCAGTCATTGCCCAGTGGCATAGCTGAGTCATCTGCCGGCCAATCGTCTCACCGCCCACATCGCCCGGGCTGGCCAGCTCCCAAGACACAGTGGTGCCGTTCTCGGACACCTTCTGGTCGATGTACCAGACCTCAATGGCTTCCTCGGTCGGGTCGGCCTCTGGATTGCCTGCCGGAAAATTCACCGCATCCAGGTAGCGCGCCATCGTGTGGCGCATGGTCAGCTTGAACTCGAGCAGGTTGTCGAAGGCCAGGCACAGGGCCGTGATCCGGCCGTTGACGTTGCCTACGGTGAGCGTGGGGCGCACGGCCGTACCGTCCGAGTTCGCTTCGATGCCATCGATCTGCATGGGCCACGCGCCATACTCGTTGCCTTGCCACCAGATCGACTTGGCCGGCAGCTGATCGGCGTTCGCGCCTGCCGCTGCAAGCTCTTGAGGCGTGTGCGGTATCGCATGCCCGTGGAATCTCAGGGTGTCCGCTCCGAAATCGGAACCGTCCAGCTCGAACAACAGGATTTCTGCACCGGGTTCCAGCTTCTGCAGCTGAGTGATCAAGGTCATGGATGAAATGCTCGTTCAAAAGTAGCTGTCAGCACCGCCACACCGCCCGGCTTTCGCTGCTGCCGGAAGGTCTCGCACCGATACAGGCCAAGGACGCCCTCGGGATTCGTCCACAGAAATGACGTGGCGCCCCGGTGCCTCCGGATGAACGCCAGGATAGGCGCGACCTCGTCAGCCAGGCCGCCGAACGACAGCGACCAGCTGTCAGACTCGGCGTTCAGGCCATCGGTGGACACCTGGGCGTAGTTGTCACCGAACTGTGATTTCCGAGTGCGCAAGGTGCTGTCACCGCTGGCCTCGTCGTCTGGCGTCCAAGTGAAGGTTTCGATCGCCATCAGCGTCTCCCGTTACTGTTTCGATAGCTCACCCCACCCGCCCGCCAGGAAGCGGCAATGGCGCGCTCAGCCACGCCTTGCATCTGCTGCTGGATGTTTTGCTGAAGCGCGGTGCTGTCCAGCTCCATGCCGTCTGCGCTGCGGTCTTCAACGCTCACCGAAACCGGTACGTTGAGCTGAACCACTGTGGACCCGCCGCCGCTGCCGCCGACCACCTGAACCCCGAGGGATCCGTCCGAACCCCTCGCCAGCGGCATGATTGCCTCTGGCCCAGCCTCGCCGGCCACGCCCAAGCCGCCATTCGCCATGCCGAAGGCAGTCGGCCGGCTCAGCACGGCGTTGGTGAACGCACCGCCCTTGGCGAACAACTGCACGCCTCCAGACCAAGCGCCGCCCAGCGCCTGAGGGAAGTACGCGCTGCCATAGCCAGCCTGCGATGCACCGAGGTTCGACGAGACGGCGCCCGCAGAACCGGGCGTCAAGCCGTTACCGGAGCCGCCGCCGAAGTAGCTGCCCACCGCAGACACACCCAGGCCGACCAGCCCACTCAGCAGCGAGCTGGCAGCCTGTTGGCTGGCGATCCTGGCCATATCCGAAATCACACTGGTAGTGAAGTCCCTGAAGCTGGCTTTGCCTTTGATAGCGAAGTCGGCCAGGCTGTCGCGTGCGGTATTGAAACCCGTCGTGAGCATGTCATCGGTCGCACCAGCGACGTTCGCGGCATCCGCCTGGATGTTGGCCCAGGCTCGTTTGGCGCCATTGCGGTAGTCCCGCTGCGCCTGCAGCCTTGCCTCAAAGCCGTCGACTTCCATCTGCAGCTCGCGGGCCTGGTAGTCGGCGAGGTCAGCCAGCCGCTCCTCATATGCGCTCTGGCTAAGGCGCCGGGAAACGTCCTCCTGCTGCTCTTCCAGCTGCCGGCGAGACTCTGCGTACTTCTGCCTTACGGCATTCAGCCTGTCGGCCTGCTCGCGATCATCGTCTCCCATCCCAACGCCCGCTACATCGGCGTTGATAGCGTCCTGCCGGGTCTGGAGCACCACCTCCATGGCCTTGCGGTAGGCCTCGGCGCTGTTGCGCCGGATTTCCGCCAGCTTCTTCTCTTCTTCCGTCCGCTTCTGGATGGTCGTATCGGCATAGGCCGTGTTCAGGTTCTTGATGCCGAGTTCCATCTCGGCGGCGGTGATCTTGCCAGCTGCCTGGGCTTTACGTAGACCCTGCACACCTTCTGCCAAGTCAGCGAGCCGCTTCTTCTCCGGCAGCGCCCGGTCGATGATCGCGTCTAGGGCCTTGATCTCGTCCTTCAGGGCCTTGGTGCGGTTCTTCGTGCCTTCGGTGGCGTCCTTGTTCGCCTTCTTCTGCGACTCGATCGCGCTGGCCGCCGACAGGATCGCCAGGCGGTCAGCTTCGGTGAGGTCCGTGTTTTCTGCGATGTAGCGGTTGGC